GTATTTGCGCCGTTTGGCACAGCTCACAGTGATTTGTTGGTGGAGTGTTTGGGTGATTTATCAATTACTCCAGAGCAAGCCAAAGACAAATTATTAGCAAAACTTGGTGCAGGTACAACCCCAAGCGCAACCGCAACGCCTTATGCAGGTAACGGCAACATCGTTGGCGACAGCGTGAAACAATCTTTGTTAGCACGTGCCGGTATCGACAAAGACAAAGTTGATGCAAAAGACAACGCCTACAACGCAATGACCTTGCGTGAGCTTGCCCGTGCGTCATTGGTTGATCGTGGTATTAGCGTGTCCGGTCATAATGCAATGAGCATGGTTGGCTTGGCATTTACCCACTCTAACTCTGATTTTGGTCAAATCTTAATTGATGTGGCGCACAAATCATTGCTTAAAGGTTGGGAGACAGCCGCGGAAAACTTTGATCAGTTTACCTCACGCGGCACATTAACCGATTTCCGCGCGGCTAAACGTGTTGGCTTGGGTGATTTTGGCTACTTACCGCAAGTCGGTGAGGGTGAGGAGTACACCTACGGCACAATCGGTGATGAGGGTGCTAGCGTTGCATTAGCGACCTACGGGCAATTATTTAGCATTACCCGTCAAGCAATCATCAATGACGATATGCACTTGTTGACAAAAATCCCTGAAAAAATGGGACAAGCTGCACGTGCAACAATCGCTAAATTGGTGTTTGCATTATTGACCGGTAACGCGCTTGCACAAGATGGTAAAAAATTATTTGATGCCTCGCACAAAAACTCATTTGATAATGCCGCATTGGATGTAACCAATATTGATAAAGCTATCCAAATGATGAATGGCTTTGTTAATGCCCGTGGTGAACCGTTGGCAATTGAACCTGAATTTATGTTGTTGCCAACATCGCTTTACACCCGTGCTAAACAAGTTTTAGGCTCGGCAAGTGTTGAGGGCGCAGATGCTAACTCCGGCATCATTAACCCAATCCGCGATATTGTGCCGGCGCTTAAATCCGCACGTTTACAAGTCGCCGATCCGAAATCTTGGTACTTAATCAACAAAGAGGCTATTGAGGTCTCCTATCTTGATGGTATCGACACGCCATACATTGAGCAACAAAACGGCTTTACCGTTGATGGTGTATCTACCAAAGTACGCATTGATGCAGGCGTTAATGTGATTGACTACCGTGGCATTGTAAAAGTTACCAATAAGTAACTTAACGTACCATAAATAACGACCGCACTTTTAACCGAAGTGCGGTTTTTTATTAAATAAATCATAGGATTAATAAAATATGTCTAAAAATTACGTACAAGACGGAAACACTGTGCGCTTTACCGCTGCTGCTAATCTAAAAAGTGGCGATGTGGTGATTTTAGAAAATCTTGCTGCAATCGCGGTATCTGATGTTGCTCAAGGTGGCGTTGGTGTTGGCTTAACTACTGGCGTTTTCACGGTTAAAGCAAAAGCGGCCGATGATATTAAACAAGGTGCGATTGTTTACTGGTCGGCAACCGAAGGGGCAACGATTACCGCTGGTAGCAACAAACGCTTAGGCGTTGCGTGGCGAGCAAGCGGTGCATCTGTGGACACTGTAGATGTCAAGATCAACGCTTAGTCCATTTGATGACGCACTCGCACAGGCGGATAAAGTCATATCAGATGTGATGATGTCCGTCTATGTTATCAACGGCAAAGAATACAAAGCGGTGCTTGATGAGACACCGAAAGAAATGGAGCCGATGAATGGTGTTTACCGTACGTTGACAATGTTTAAATCCTCAGGTTACAAGCCTAAAAAAGGGGATAAAACAACCATTAATGGTGTTGATTATGTTGTTACTGGGTTTACGTTTAACAGCGGCACTATCATGCTCCAGTTAGAGGAGGATGCAAGTTACTGATGGCAATTAATGACGACATCGAAAAAGCGAAGAAAGCCTTATCCGACATTGATAAAAAAGCAGTACCTCAAGCCATGGCACGCACGATTAATAACATTGCTGCTAAAGTGATGGTTAGATCTGTGATTGAGACATCAAAAAAGGTTGATGTACCAAAGCGCCTTATTAAAGGCCGTGCGAAACTTGAGAGAGCTAAGCCAAGACGACTTAGTGCATTTATCCGTGTGAATCGTGGGAATCTACCTGTTATCCGTTTAGTAACGGGTGGCGGGCAGTTTGTGCGCCGTGGCGAAAATAAGGGTCAGTTAAAGATCGGGAATCGTCTTTATCCTCGGGCATTTATCCAAAAACTTAAAAACGGACGAGTGCAAGTGTTACAACGACAAGGTAAAGATCGCTATCCTATTGATGTAGTCAAAATCCCACTCAAAACCCCGCTTACCGAATCGTTTAACGCCGAGGTAAAAAGGGCCTACGAAAAGGATATGCCACAGGAATTACGCACTCAGCTAATCCGACAAATCCAAATAGTGGTTAAAAAATGAAAATCCACTCAAAAATAAGAAAAGCGGTCATTGAAGCATTACGACCGCACCTCCCAAAAGTTAAAGAGTTTAGCAACGGCAAGCCGTCATTTACCGATATTGAGAGCCAAAGCCCCGCCGTTGCGGTGTTTGTTAGTGGCGTATCTCCTACCGGATATTTAGACGGCACAATGCAGGCAACGCTCCATGTCGCCTGCTTTATGAAGTCCGCCGCCCGTGAAGATGACTTGGATAAATTAACCCAAGAAATCTACGAATCGGGCATTGTTGAATCCTCTTTAACCATACTAACAGAAAACATTGCATTTACGGCATTTGACTATGAGCAAGACGACCAAATGGCGACTTGGATAGCCGCTGACTTGCAATACGCTATTACATACGAGGTAGATAATGGCTAAAAAAGACACAACACCAATGAAAGGCGCAGGTACGCAGTTTTTTCGTTTAAAAGATGAGAAAGAAACCACTGCTATTCAAGGTGGAACAATTTCAGCGGCAGAAATTAAAAAAGCCGAAAACTGGGAACGTATTGCAAAAATTAAAGAGTTATCACCTGGTGAAGTTACTGCGGAAAGCTATGAAGACAACTACTTAGACGATCCAAACGCAGAATGGAAATCAACAAGCCAAGGTGCTAAATCAGCAGGTGAAACATCAATCACTCTTGCATGGTTGCCAGGGGATACTGCTCAACAAGCTATCGTTACAGACTTTGATAGCGGTAAGAAGAAATTTTACCTAGTTGTATATCCAAACGGTACGCGAGATGTTTATTTTGCTTGGGTTTCGTCTTTAGGTAAAGCTGTCCCACAAAATGAGACAATGACTCGTACAATCAAGCTAACCAATGTTGGTAAACCGTTATTAGCTGAAACAAATCAAGCAGGTGATTAATTATGTTAAAACAAATCAAGTTTGAAGTTAGTGGGCAAGTTCTTCAGTTATCGGCGTTATCTGCTTTAGATTATCTCGAATATATCGAGTATATGAATTCCCTGGAAAAACCCGAACCGATCAAAACGGAAGATACAGAAAAGGAAATTAATGCAAAACTGAACCAAATGACAAGAAATAACTTGTTGGCTCATGCAAGATTAATCGCTTTTTCATTGTCACATTCTCAGACAGATAAAACTATTGAAGAGTTGCAAAAAGAAGTATTAACAACGCTTACCAATAGCGACTTTTATTTGGTCTTAGAGGCTGTTCAAAATGTGTGTAACTTCCCTAAATCTGAGGGGCGTAAAGAAACTGAGAGTGCGGATGACGAAGTAAAAAACGTCTAGAGGCCGAACTTGATTTTGTTTTAAAACTTGCGCACGAATTTAAGCGTGCAGACTACCGAAGAATGCTCCGTGAGATGTCCCTTGCGGAGTATTTTTCTTGGTATAAATATTTCGGGGCGCGACCATTCACGCTGGAAATGCTTGATTATGGCTACGGAATAATCACAAGTTCGGTCTATAACTGCGCAGCCGCAAAACAGGTTGTAACCGCTAGGGATTTTTCTATCTTTAATTCTGATGAGCCGCCAAAAGAAATGACGGATGAGGAAATGATGGAGGCTTCTGCTGCAAATTCAGGAGTGTTGAGAATTGGATCAGATTAGCAATTTAAAAATAAAACTCGAGGCAGAGACAGCCAAGTTTACAGAAGAAATTAACAAGGCTAAAAAATCTCTAGATGGTTTTGGTAAAACCCATGGCGGTATTAATCTCACTAAAATTGCGATTGGTGGGTTAGCTACAGCGGCATTAGCTGCCACTGGTGCAGTAGTTTCTTTCGTTGGTTCTTTAGGCGACGGTATAAAGATTTTTGAAGAAACAGAGCGCTATATGGCGAGGACAGAGGCTCAATTAAGGGCGACTGGCGCGGCCGTTGGTTTTTCATCTTCTGAGCTGGATAAATTTGCTCGATCTGTTGCGATGAATACGCTTGCCAGCACCGATGGTGTTCGCCAAGCAATGTCAGTAATGATGACATTTAAAAGCGTTACTGGAGAATCATTTAAAGAGGCGATTAAACTATCACAAGATTTAGCTGAGACATTTGGTACTGATATTTCAAGCGAGGCTAGAAACCTTGGGCGTGCGTTGGAAAGTCCAGCCGATGCAATATCTATCCTGAAAAGAAAAGGCATAGAGCTCACTTCTGAACAGCAGGATTTAATCAATTCGTTTGTTGAAACTGGTGATAAAGCTAAGGCGCAAGAAATTATATTTAAGGCGCTACAAGAGCGTGTCAGCGGCACTGGTGAATCTTCTGCGAGTGGCACATTATCTGGTGCTCTAGATACACTAGGGCAGGCAACAGATGAGCTAAAAGAACAGTTTGCCGAAACAACAGGTATTACTAAGTTTTTCAAAGGTGTGGTAGATAGTCTTTCGACATCTTTTATCAAATTAACCAAAGCAATGAAAGGGGTTGATACCGCTACCCATGTTAAAAACTTAGAGAATGAAATATCTATCCTAGAGAAATCCAAAAAGTCTCTAGAACAACAGTTTGAATCTGGGGCTTTTGATGGTAGCGATGAAGTCTTGGCTGCGATGCGTGAGCAAATGGACCAACAGCAAGCTAACCTAGATAAGGCTCGTGCAAAACTAAAAGAAGAACAGGATAAACAAAAGGCTGATGCGGATGCCGCAGAAGCTAATCGCAAGAAAGCGGAGAAAGAAGAAAAAGAGAAAGCCGGTAAGGCTCAACTCGAAAAGATTGAAGATAAACTAAAATCTCGACAACAAAAGCTAACAGAGCAACATGAAAAAGACAAGAAAGCGATACAAAATCTTGTTCTAAGCGAAGTTGAAATTAAAAAACGTGGTTTTGAAACAATTGATCAATTAAGAAACTCAGAACTTGATAAACTCGAACAAAACTACAATGAGCAACTTGCCGCAATAAGCAAAGGAGAGAACAAGAAAGCGTCCATTAAGTCTAAACATGGCTCAGGTAGTAAAACGAGTGATGTTGCGTCTTTGGATATGCAATATGCTAATGAAATGCAAAAGTTAGAGTTGCAGCATCAACAACGCATAACCAAAATCAATGGAATGGCTATATCCGAGAAAGATGCCAAAGAGCGCGGTTTTAGTAGTGCGTTAGAGTTGAGAAAGCATTATCTGGAGCTAGAGGCTCAAGCATACGATCAAGCTTTAGAAAAACAGAAAGCGAAAGAGATTAAAGAAGATAAGGACAGAGCTGATAAAGTGCGGTCATTTTTTAATGATATTCGTGGTTCAGGTAATGATCCGTATGTCCAAAGCGATATTACTCGAGAAGATCAGCTAGTTAAGGCACAAGAACTGTATGAGCAGCAACTTATCAATGTCCAACAGTTCGAAGAGGCTAAAGCATTAATAGAAGATCAGTATCGACAACGCAAGGAAGATTTAGATAGACAAGCACTAACGACACAGCTAAACATTGCCGCATCATTATTTGATGGATTGGCGGGATTGGCGGAATCTGCAGGTGGTAAGCAGTCTGCGGCATATCGAACGCTTTTTGCCATCTCAAAATCGTTTCAAATTGCCGAATCTATGCTCAACCTCCATGCGGCCGTGATGAAAGCCATGAATGACCCTACCGCAGTTACTCCAGCGCAAAAGTTTGCCAATATGGCGGCAGTTGCGTCACAAGGTGCGTCAGTATTAAGCCAATTAACAAGCGTAACCTTATCAGGTGCGCGGGCTAATGGTGGCCCAGTTGGCAGCGGTCGAGCTTATCTTGTGGGTGAGCGCGGTCCAGAAATCTTTGTGCCGGGAGCAAGCGGACAAATCACGAGTAACGAAAATCTAAACAAAGCCCTCGGCAGTGGCGGCGGAAGTAGTATTGTTATCAATCAAACAAACAATTTTGATAGTAATGGCGCCGACAACGAGAAACTTGCGCGCATGGTTGCAACAGCAACAAGACAGCAGGTGTACGATGTGCTGAAAGCTGAATCACGAAACGGCGGAATGATGGCGAGGTAGTATGGCAAAAGAGCGTTTTAAATGGGGCGTACGTTGGGGTATGGCAACAGAGACGGAGCCAAAAATTAAAGAGATTAAATTTGGTAACGGCTACTCTCAACGCATACAAGATGGGATTAATCATATAGCAATCAAAGCCACTCCAACGGTGCGTCTAAGCAAACGGGATAAAGCGGCTATTAACGATCTTGAGGCGTTTTTAGTCCGGCACGGTGGGTATAAGTCGTTTGAGTGGATACAACCTGGTAAAACAACACCAATCTTAGTTATTTGCCGCAAATGGACTAGCACAGATAACGGGGTTTATGTTGATTATGAGCTGCCGTTTGAGCAGGTGTTTAATTAATATCCATTGAATAGGATCTCTTATTTTGTAAAAATGGCTTATCTTTACTTAAGGAGATCCTATGGCTATAAAATTTAGAAAGACAAAAAAAATCCTACCAGGCGTAAAGTTAAACATAAGCAAGTCCGGCGTAAGTGTTACAACCGGAATTAAAGGCGCATCTATTAATATAGGGAAAAATGGAGTTTATCGAAATTTAGGCATTCCTGGAACGGGTATCTCTAAGCGCGACAAATTGGAATTTTCCTCTAGCAAAGAGGAGGATTATTGCTATCTTGATGTGTTGATTGATTATGTTGTAGATGGGCAAGTTGTAACATTAAATGTTGCAATCACTGATTATTACCCAGAAAAAAATGCCATTTGGGGATATTGCGAAGAACTTGAGCAAGAAGCGGTTTTTTACCTGAA